AAAAAGTATCAGTTTAAGTTCTGCAGGAACAGTTAACATAGATGCTTCTGAAATGATAATTCAAACCAGTAAAATATACTTAGGATCTAAATCTGCCAAAGAACCACTGCTACTAGGTGATACAACAGCAGCACTCCTAAAAGATATGTTAAATATACTAACAAAACTAACAGAAGCTTGTGCCGCCGCTGCTAACGGAGGAGGTCCAGTTACACCTTTAAATAGTACAGCAGCAAAACTCTTACCTAGGTTACAAAAATTAGCTCCGAAAATAGACTCAATTAAATCAACCTATAACTTCACTGTATAATGACACCGGAAGAATTAGAGAAGCAGCGACAGCAGGAACAGCAAAAAAGAGATAGTTTTAATAAAAAATTAGAATTAGCTCGAACAGTTGTAGGTGCTGCTGCAGTTGCAGGAGCAAGTCAGCTGAAAGGTCTAGATAGAATAAATCAATCTATTAATGATAAAGTAGCCTCCTTACAAAGTAAAGCAGCAGATCAACTATCACAATTAGCTTCGGACCTCGGAATAGAAGGACTTGAAACAGGAGTACCTACTCTACCATCCCTTTGTCCACCACAAGCAATCCTAGCGAGAGTAACTACGATTAGGGATAATTTTATAGATGAGATACAATTAGCAGCAAAGTATATCAACCTTATTGATAATTCTCTACAAGTTATTAAAGATGTATTGAACGGATCAATAACAACCCTGACCGCATTAAACATACTAAAAACTGCTTCTTCAGCAGCTACTAAATTTATACCTGTCGTTCCAGGAGCAATCACCGCACTACTTTCAGATTTAGACGATGTCAGAACGATACTAACTTTTAAAACAGACGGGAATCCAAGGCTGCCAGAATTAAAGAGAGCAGTAGATTTAGGGGCGACATACACCTCCGAAGCTAGTATTGCTATAAATTCAATTTTAACATTATTAGCCTTTATAGATCAAGTTTTAGCAAAATGCGGCCAACAACTTAAAAATATACCAGCTGATATCCTGCAGCTAACTGAACCTGTTAGTAGTATAGGAAATACAGACTTATTATATAAAGGGTTTACTTTTGAGATCGTAGATAAATACTTCAGCCCAAGCCTCAACCAAAGAATAGGCCAAGCTAGAAATAAACAAGGAATAGTCCTTCTTCAAACAGAACCTTCCTTCACTCAAGATCCAAAAGTATTAGTTGAAGAATTAAAACTCATTATCGATAGAGATAACCTAAAAGCCGATTAAGAAATATTTATAAAAGATGGATACCAAAGTATTTAAAAAACTCATCAAAGAAGCCGTTAAAGAAGCTATTCAAGAAGAACTGAAAGAGATTCTACTAGAAGCAGTACGTGCCCCTAAAACAATCATTCAGGAGAGCTATTCAGCTCCTGTACCAGTTTCTACTAAACCAATAGTATCTAGTATTAATGCAAGAGACAAATACAAAGAATTACTCGGTGAAATGATGGAATCAAGAAATGGAAACATTTCAATGACCTCAAACGACGCTATGTCCTTCGGAGCACAGCCTGGATATAGACCCCCTACAACAGCAAACACATCCGCTGAAGGATCTGCACTACCAGCAGGAGAAGTTAACCTAGACCAGATTATGGGTCTCATCAAGAAAAAGTAATGGCTTTTGGTGCAAGAAAAATATTTCCAATTGATACAAAGCCTCGAGTTGCTGTAGGAGTTGGGCTTCCTTTTTCTACACCTGGAGTATTTCGATCAACGTACACTACTCAATCTGCTATTAAAAATAACTTGATAAATTTTTTGCTAACCGGAGCAGGTGAAAGGTATCTCAACCCTACATTTGGAGCTGGACTGCAGAGCTATATCTTTGAACAGTTATCTCTAAATACTGGAGCAGCTCTAGAACAAGATATACAATCTATGCTGAGCTTATACTTTCCAAGCGTTATTATACAGGATTTAACAATCACCGCAGAACCTGACTCAAACCAGATGAATATGAGTTTAACATACTCTATTAAAGATACAGGGACTACAGACAATTTACAGTTAGCATTCAACTAAAATGGCAATAAAGAGAGATATAAAGTATTTAAATAAAGATTTTAGCACTTTAAGGGCTTCCTTAATAGATTATGCTAAGACTTATTTCCCAACAACTTATAATGATTTCAGTCCATCGTCCCCCGGAATGATGTTCATGGAAATGGCCGCCTATGTAGGAGATGTTATGTCTTTATATTTAGATAACCAAATCCAAGAAACCTACCTACAGTATGCTCGTCAAACAGATAATTTATTTGAACTAGCTTATATGTTCGGCTATAAACCGAACGTTACTGGAGTTGCTATAACCACCGTTGATTATTATCAACAGATACCCTCTAAACTCTCTGCAAGTGCATACATTCCCGATTTTGACTATGCCTTACTAATTGCAGGTAATTCTGTTGTATCAACTACGAACAGTACCCCTACTAGGTTTCTAGTAGAAGATAGTATAGACTTTTCCGTATCCTCTTCTCAAGATCCAACTGAGGTTACAATCTTCCAAACAGCAGGATCAAATCCAGTTAGCTACCTTTTAAAGAAAAGTAGACAAGCAATCTCTGCCACCATTAATACAGTTACTTATTCTTTTACGAACCCAGTTCAATTTGATACAAGAATACTTTCTGCAGAGAATATTGTAGGTATTTTAGATATAGTTGATAGTGACAGTAATAATTGGTATGAAGTAGATTATCTCGCTCAAGATACTATCTATACAGGTATAAAGAATACTAATCCAAACGATCCCAATCGCTCTAGCGGTAACATAGACACTCCTTACATTCTTCAATTAGAACAAATCCAAAGAAGGTTTGCCACTCGATTCACAGATTCAGGATCACTGCAAATTCAATTCGGTGCCGGAACTGCTACTGATACGGATGAGAGTATAGTTCCCAATACAAATAATGTAGGTTTAGGATTACCTTTTGAACAATCAAAACTAACAACTGCTTACTCTCCTACAAATTTCATTTTTACAAAGACATACGGAATTGCTCCATCCAACACTACCTTAACAGTAAGATACTTGACCGGCGGTGGAGTTCAAGCTAACGTTCCTTCGAATACATTAACCCTTTTAAACGGCAATATTAATTTTTTAAATTCAAATTTAAATTCAAACACCGCCAACACCTATAGAGCATCTCTAGCAGTTAATAATCCTGCTGCTGCATTGGGCGGACAAGACGGAGACAGTATTGAAGAACTTAGACAGAATACACTAGCTAATTACCAATCACAACTACGTAACGTAACACAAGATGATTACTTAGTTAGAGCATTATCTATGCCTGCAAAGTATGGAGTTGTATCGAAAGCTTATATCGAACAAACTAAAGTTGCTAACCTAGGCATCGGAGAAACTCCAACCACCTTAGACTTGTATGTTTTAACATATAATGTAAATCAACACTTAGTTGATGCATCTACTGCGTTGAAACAAAATCTAAGCACCTACCTATCACAATACAGAATGATAGGAGATTCAGTTAGAATCAAAGATGCTTTCGTAATTAATATTGGAGTAAATTTTGAAATCGTAGTTGCACCTAACTACAATAGTAATGAAGTAATTCTTGCAGCACTAGCAGCAGTTAAAGATTATTTCCTGATTTCTAAATGGCAGATTAATCAACCAATACTACTAAAAGACCTCTACCTATTAATTGATAACGTAGATGGAGTTCAAACAGTACAGAATGTTGAGATTAATAATTTAACAGCAGAAGCTTTAGGTTATTCAAACTATGCCTATGATGTTAAAGGAGCTACAATTAATAATGTAGTGTATCCTTCTATTGATCCAATGATCTTTGAAGTTAAATATCCAGATGTAGATATTAAAGGAAGAGTAGTTTCTCTTTAATTCCTATTTATAACAAATGGCAGTATATAAAATCTTCCCGGAGAAAGACGCTACCTTGTATAGTGAATACCCGAATATGAATTCCGGTATCGATGAAATCATTGAAGCTACTACCTCAACAGAGACAGATGGCGGAGAACCTGCTGTAAGTAGATTTTTAATTAAATTCAACCAGTCTGAGATTTTAGATGTTATAAACAACAAAGCAACCGGATCAATAACGACTTACTTAAAAGT